CGTGTTGTAGGCCCGGCTCGCCGCCATGTCGGCGCTCCAGATGAAGGCGTCGCGCACGCCGGCCATGCGCTGCAGGGCGCACGCCTTCTCATGGTCGAGCTCGGGCTCGCTCAGCCGGGTCGCCGGATCGATAAAGCTCATCACGCCTCCGCCGGGATCGGGTCGTACATGCGCGGATCGTCGTCGAGCGCCAGCACCGTCGCCTGCAGCGTCGAGCGCGGCTGCACGCCGATCACCTTGAGCGGCTTGGCATAGGTCTCGCCGGGCCCGAACACGATGACGGTCCGCTCGGCGTCGCCGCCCAGGCTGAGCGGCGGCACGTCACCCGCACCCAGCACGATCGCCCGCGGGTTGCCGGCGACGGCCGTCGCCGCGTAGGGCGCGGTGAGATCGCCGTCGCGCCGGCGCAGGGCGGCGTAGTGCGTCGCCTCGCCCTGGAAGACGAGCGGCTCGGAGACCTGCAGCACGCGCGTGCCGGCGTCCCACGCCAGCACCTCGGCCGCCTGGCCCCATTTCGGCATGTCGTGCGCGACGCGGATCGGATCGCCGTAGAGCAGCAGCAAGCCCTCCATCTCGGTGTCGTGCATGACGCCGCGGCGGCGATACTTGTTGGCGCGCGCGAACATGAAGCCCACGAACCGCCCCTGCTCGCGGTTGGTGCAGCCGAACAGGTCGAGGGTCGACGGGTTCTCGGCCGTGCTGCCTTCCAGCGCACAGATCACCGTCGCCTCCTTCCAGCTCCGCTGGTTGATGTAGGTGACCTCGACCGCGTCGGCCGTCTTCTCGTCGGGGAACTTGTATTCGATCTCGAAGCTGCCGCGGCGGATGTTGCGCGGCGTGAACACCATCGCCGGCGCGGTCGAGGGCAGGTCGCGCACCAGGCGCACCTTCGGCCCCTGGATGATCGGCTGCGCCACCACGCAGCGGCCGACCTTGGACAGCGCCTCCCAGGCCGTGCCGGAGGTGTCGAACACGCCGTCGAAGGTCCAGCCGCGCTCGGCATAGTCGGCCTTGTGGGCATAGATGCCCGCGAGATCGATCTGCCGATCGGCGAGCCGGCCGGCGTTCTGCGCGCGGCAGATATAGGCCGCGGCATCGCACGGGCTGCGCGTGGCGGCGAGCGTCGCCGTCATGGCGCCGGTCTCCGTGTCCCACGTCGGCAGCTTGCGCGTGCCGATGACGTTGAACCGCTTGCTCGACGCGCCGGAGAGGTTGCCGGTGGCGCGCGCCTTGACGGCGATCAGGGTCACGCCCTCGAAGGTGCGCGTGCCGGGCTGGCGGCCGCGCAGGCCGAACCACTGCACCGAGTTGCCGGCGCGGGCGCTGGTGTCCTTGGCGTCGGTGCGGCGCATCCGCGCCTCGTAGCGGGCCGTGGTGCCGAGATCGTAGGTCCGGGTCCAGCGCTGCGGCGTGCGCGTCGCCATGTTCTCCACGATCGTGTCGAGCAGCGTCCAGGTGCCGGCGCCGACCGGCGCGCCGTCGTCGTCGATCGTCCGTATCTCGAGCTGCACGGTGAAGCCGCGCGCGTCGAGCCCGCCCGTGTTGTTCGCGTAGTACAGCCCCTCGGGCGCGGCGTAGTCGACCTGCAGGTGGTTGATCGTCGTCGTCGCGGCGTTGACGACGAACGGACCGCGCCACGGCGAGCCGGCCTCGCTGCCGTCGAGATCGACCTGGGCGAGGTCGCCCGACACCAGCATCATCGGATCGACCTTCGCCACCGGCACGGCCGCGCCGGGCTCGACCATCTCCCATTCGATCTCGGGGTAGTTGGCCGCCGGCGTGTCGCCGACCTGGACCTTCTCGATCTCCATGTAGCCCTGCGTGCAGCAGAGTAGGTAGTGCAGGTACTGCTCGTTGCCGCTGAAGCTCTGGTAGGGCTCGTGCGCGAAGTCGGGGAAGATGCGGAAGCGGCCGAACAGCTCGGGGATCGGCTGGCCGAGCCGGGCGCTGTTGCCCTGGAACTGCGTCGAATAGGTCGGGCTCGCCTGCGGCGATGTGCCGGCGAAGCTGCCGCCCGTCGCCTGGCCGGTGGGCGGCGGCGGCTGCACGAAGATCGACATGAGGCCGTAAGCCACCGCCGACAGAGCGAGGCCGGTGAACGCCGTGACCAGGGCGCCGCCGAAGGTGAGCGCGCCGGCCGCCGTCGTCATGGCGACGCCCAGGAAGCCGCCCACCACCGGCGCCAGCATCGGCACCGCCACCATGACGGCGATGGCCAGCACCGCGGCCAGCGGATTGGAGCCGCCGCCGCCGCCCGCCGGCAGCGCCTGGAAGACGACGACGTCGTCGGGCCCGACGATCGTGCGCGACCAGGCGGCGCGCAGCACCGGCTTGCCGTTCAGGAAGCACACGGTGGGCTTCGTGAAGTCGCGCACGCGACGGCCGGGCGCGCCGGCAGGCCGCCGCACCGCCGTGTGACGGCGCAACGCACGCCGCCGCAGCACGCGGCGCAGGCTGGCCGGCCGGTCGACCTTCAGGAGATCGCGCTGCTGCGGATCGAACACGTTGTGGACGTGCACCACGACTCCCATCAGGCAGCCTCCCCGATCGGCCGGTAGATGGAGGTGATCCGCCATTCGCCCATCTCGAGGTGGAACAGCGAATGCAGCACCGAGCCCGCGCCCTCGTAGCAGTGCAGCACTGCGCCGCCGGCGACGTCGTCGACGAAGACGCCGATATGGTGCGGGTGGCGCCGGCAGGTCAGCAGCACCGGATCGCCGCTGCGGGCCCGGTCGAGCGGCACGGCGCGCCAGCCGAAGGCGTCGGGCCGCTCGCGGAACGCCTTCATGCGGCCGAACAGGCCGGTGGGATCGGGCACTGCCGGCACGTCGCGGCCGAACTCGGCGCGCTCGACCAGGCGGAAGAAGGCCCAGCAGTTCATCGCCGGCGGCGCCTCGCCCGCAGGGTCGTAGGCAAATCCCAGCCAGCGCTCGGTCCAGTGAGGGCTCGTCGAAGACGAGCCCCGGCGGGCGGCAGCGCCTTCTGAGGCGCGAGAGCCCGCGCAGGAGTAATGGAGAGGCTCCTTCATAGGCCGATCAGGCCCGGGAACTTGCCCGGCTTGTAGAGTTCGCGCGGGAAGGCGACGCCGAGGTCGGCGCCGGTGTTGGCGCGCGCCGTCACCCGGAAGACGCCGACCTTGACGTTGCTCAGGGTGTAGACCGGCGGCACCAGCATCTGCGGCCCTGTGCGGTCGCCGTTCAGCCACGGCCGGTAGCACATCTCGATCTTGTCGCCGGACACGATCGCGGCGTCGAGCTGGTCGGTGATGTCGCGGCCGACATTGTCGATCTCGACCACGATCTGCGGCGTCGGCGCAGTCTCGATCGGCGCCAGCTTGAAATCGAAGGCGATGGCGATGAACTCGACCGCCTGGCCGCCCTTGATCGGCGCATCGGCTTCCAGCGTGCCGACGAAATTCTGATGATCGTGGACGAGGAAGATCGAGGTCGGCTGGTTCGCCTCGTCGACGAAGCTGGGGTGCCGGATCTCCAGCGTGTGCACCACGATCTCGTCGGCGCTCGATCCCGCGGAGGCATAGGCCTCCTTCATCGCCTGCGTGACGTCGGGATCGCTCATGGTCAGCCGGCGTCGATCTGCAGCGCGTTGCCGCGGACGAACAGGTCGTCGACGCCGGCCTCGGTGTAGCCCACTGTGGGGTGCGTCAGCAGCGAGACGAGCGTCGTGCTGGCACGCGGGATCGGGTCGAGCCGCTCGAACGCGATCTGCACCAGCTCCCGGGTCGCCGGGTCGGCGATGGCGGCGATCACGTCGACCACCGCCTGATGCTTGCCGTCGATCTTCAGGATTGCATGCGCCTTCCAGCTCGCGATCGACGGCGGTACGGTCTGCAGGCGCGCCATCATCGCGACAACTTCGGCCTGCGTCGGAGGCACGAAGCCAGCGGGAAGAGGATCGTCCCACCGCACGCCGTCGACGTGGTGTTCCTCCGCCGGCTTGCCCACGTTGCCGATATTCGAGCAGTTGATGCCGGGCCTCAGCACAGCGATGGCTCGCATGAAGGCCATCAATACCTCCACCTGTAAGTAATGCCGGTTTGGTTGAGGGCGCCGGCGGCGTCGCCATACCAGGTCGTCGTGGCGGTGGGATTTGAGTATTCGATGGCTTGTAAGTAGTGGTAGCCGATACCCGGCTGAGTGGCGTGTTCGCCCCAGAG